CTTTGGTCGAAGACATCAAGAGTTTGTTTGTAGAACAAACACTGGATGCACGTATCGAAGAAGCCTTGCCCTTGCTGGCAAGAATACAACAACAAGGACAAGACATGAAAGAAGCACAAATCTTTGAAAACTGGATCAACAATCTAGCCGAGGGAACCTGGGCATTGCCTGAGACTCCTGAACAACTCAATCGTTTGAAACAACTGATGAGTCAGCCGCTGGAAGCCGGCCCCGATGGTACCAATGCCACTGAGCAGTTGTATGACCTTGTGGGCGATGATCGGCTGTTTGATCTCATTGGTGACCAAGCCGAACAAGATCCCAATGCCAGCATCTGGGAAAATCCTGCCATCATGGATCGGTTGAGTGAACTGGGAGTTGATGTTCCACAAAGTGACACACCACCCGAAGAGCAAGAAGGCGAGTACGATGACCTAAACGAAGGTGTGCTGACTGATTCTACTGGCAGCACCTTGGATCACATCTGTAACAGATTTGGCAAAGAGGTGCGTGACTTTGAAGCCACCGGGGACATGAGTGATGATTTGTACCATGCCCTGTATGACTATTATTTTGATGACATGCCATATGGCACAAAGAAAGCACGTGATGGTGATCCATATGAATGGATATCAGATCGATTTGCTCAAGATCGCGGCTTAGCTGAAAATCTCATCTCTCCCATGGCCATGCCAGTCACTACAGAAGGCAGCAGTTGCAACATGACCATGGAAGGCGACTACTGTCCTGAACATGGCTTGGCCGAATGTGGCGGCATGTATGAAATGGGCACAGTGGCCGGCGGCATGGCTCCGGTCATGGACGAAGGCAACGACGACCCCATGAACTACAATGCCGCAATCACAGGCAGCTACTACGAGTCAGACGAATTGGCAAGAATAAAATCACTGGCTTTGCTCAAATGATATAAATAAACTTGACACAGCGGAAAAAAGCGCATATACTACTACTGTGTTTGCGCTTTTTCTTTTGTGGCACAGGCAACAATTGATCTAATTAATTTAGATAGGCAACACACATAGGCAACTTATAAAGGAAACATACTATGGCATCTCTAGCAGAAATTCGAGCACGACTACAGGCAGCTGACAACAAACAAGGCGGCCAAAGCACAGGCGGTGATAATTCTATCTACCCGCACTGGAACATGGAAGAAGGTCAATCGGCCACACTACGCTTCCTCCCCGATGGTAACACAAAAAACACATTCTTCTGGCAAGAACGAGCCATGATTCGTTTGCCGTTCAACGGCATCAAGGGAGAAATGGATTCCAAGCAGGTCATGGTACAAGTACCCTGCGTGGAAATGTGGGGCGAGGCATGCCCCATCCTGGCCGAAGTACGCACCTGGTTCAAGGACAAGAGCCTTGAAGAAATGGGTCGCAAGTACTGGAAAAAGCGTAGCTACATTTTCCAAGGCTTTGTTCGCGAAAACCCCATTGGTGAGGACAAAACACCAGAGAATCCAATCCGCAGATTCATCATTGGACCACAGATCTTTACCACCATTAAGGGTGCGCTGATGGATCCTGAACTGGAAGAATTGCCAACTGACTACCTGCGTGGTCTGGACTTCCGCATCAGCAAAGGTGCCAAGGGCGGATTCGCCGACTACAACGGCTCAAAGTGGGCACGTAAGGAATCGGCCTTGTCTGAAGAGGAAGCAGCCGCTGTTGAAAAACATGGCCTGTTTGATCTCAGCACATTCCTGCCCAAGAAGCCCGGCGATGTTGAGCTCAAGGTCATCAAAGAGATGTTTGAAGCAAGCGTAGATGGACAGCCTTACGACACAGAACGTTGGGGTCAGTATTTCCGTCCAGCTGGTGTTCAAGCACCCGGTGGTGCCGCAGCCAGCACTGATGAAGATGCGCCAGCAAAGCCGGTTAGCCGTCCAGCACCAGTGGCAGCCAAACCAGCTGTGGTCAATGAGGATCCTCCATTTGATGTGGATGATGTTCCGGCAGCCTCGGCACCTGTGGCAGCCAACAAGCCAGCACAAAAGGCCGAAGACATCTTGGCCATGATTCGCAGTCGTCAGACCAAGTAAAACAGCGTAATGTATGATCGATTGATCTTACTGGACTATGATGTTGGTGCGCTGGGCAATACAATTTTTGCTCTATGCTCACTAACATCTAAAAATGTGTGCGGTGTTGCTAATAGAAATTTTCGTTTTAGCAACAACGGCAACGCACACAGTATAGCCAAGTTCGGCCCACAGTTTCCCACTGGTAAATTTCGTATACCAATCCACTATCAATCTCCCGGCTCTGGGCAGTTTGACATGAGGATCGGACATGCTTGGAACACATACAAATCATTACAAAAGCAATTTACTGGATGTGCATACATCAAGGTAGTGGTAAGCGAACTGGGAATGTTGTATCAAACCCTGGCTGGTTATCAAAAATTCACAGGCTCCCCAACACTGACCAATGCACATGACTATTTCAACATCTTGGACTCCAGCGAAAACGGCATCATTGAGTCGTTTGCTTTGTGTTACTGGGATATCTTGAAACAGCATGCCCAGTATAGACTGGACAGCGAAATTCATTGTCTTGATTTGGATCTAGTAATTGAATCTGACTTAGATCACGCGGTGAATTTTTTCACCAGCAATCTAGGGTTTGAGTTTGACAGCAAACAAGTGGTCAGTTTTCAACAACAGTGGAAATTGGCAAACTACTCATTGTTGAATAGAGTCAATGAGTTGTATAATGTAGTGATAGATATTCGTAATGGTATTGTGAGGGATTATCCCACCCACTTTGAATTTTACGAAAAAGCATTGGTGTTGGCATTGACTGCACAGCAAGACATATCTCAAATATTGTTGTATGATCAAGGTTTTTGGCACAACACCAACGCACTGATAAACAATTTACAAAGGAAGAATCATGGGCAAACCCTTTGATGTATCAAAGTTCCGCAAGGAAATTACCAAGTCAATTGATGGCTTATCAATTGGCTTTAACGATCCCACAGACTGGATCAGCACAGGCAACTATGCCTTGAACTACTTGATCTCAGGAGACTTTGATCGAGGCATCCCCTTGGGCAAGGTCACTGTGTTTGCCGGCGATTCAGGTGCAGGTAAAAGTTACATCTGTAGTGGCAACATCATCAAACACGCACAACAGCAAGGTATCTTTGTGGTGTTGATTGACAGTGAAAATGCCTTGGACGAAGACTGGCTCAAAGCACTGGGAGTTGACACCAGTGACAGCAAGTTACTCAAATTGAGTATGGCCATGATTGATGATGTGGCAAAAACTATTTCAACTTTCATGAGCGATTACAAAGCTCTTGATCCTGCCGAACGACCCAAGGTCATGTTTGTGATTGATTCATTGGGCATGTTGTTGACCCCCACAGACGTCAACCAGTTTGATGCAGGCGAAATGAAGGGCGACTTGGGCCGCAAGCCCAAGGCTCTTACTGCACTGGTTCGTAACTGTGTCAACATGTTTGGTAGTTACAACGTGGGTCTAGTTTGTACCAATCACACCTACGCCAGCCAAGACATGTTTGATCCCGATGACAAGATCTCAGGTGGTCAAGGTTTTATCTATGCCAGCTCAATTGTGGTGGCCATGAAGAAGATGAAGCTGAAAGAGGACGAGGATGGCAACAAGATTTCAGATGTGACTGGTATTCGTGCCGGCTGCAAGGTCATGAAAACACGCTATGCCAAGCCGTTTGAGGGTGTACAAGTCAAAATTCCTTATGAAACAGGCATGAGTCCTTATTCGGGTCTTGTGGACTTGATTGAGAAAAAAGGCCTGCTCAAACGTGAAGGCAACAGCTTGGTGTTTACCACAAGTGATGGTGAAGTTATCAAGAAGTTTCGCAAGGCATGGGAAGCCAACACTGACGGCTGTCTTGACACTGTGATGAAAGATTTTGGCAATCAGAAGGATGCCACACCTGTTGTTGATGTTGAGGAAGAATAATGGAACATATTGTAAGTGAAATTTGGAGTGAGCTCAAGCGATACATAAACTCAGTGGATCGTAGCGAAGCTGCTGACATTGTGGTATCAGTCATGGTTGACAATGATTGTTCTGTAGAAGACATACGTGATGCCTTCAAGGGAGATTCGGATATCAAACGTGCTCTCACTGACTACATGGATCAAGGGCACGACGAAGGCAGCGAAGAAGAAGATGACGTTGAAGAAGAAGAAGACGACCAAGACTGGGAAAACTGATGTGGTACAGCCGCGTAGTAGCTGATCTAGGACTGATTCCTGATTTTATATCTCACTACGAAAACGAACTTGAGTCAGCCAAAAAAGACTGCAAGATCGGTGGCCTGGTAGAAAAAAATATCACAGCCTTGCCGGGTATCACAGAGCATAGATTCAATCAGTTGCAAGAGATTGAAGCTGTGCTCAATTACCTTAACATCCAGTTGCGTAAGATACGAAGAAAACACTTTCAAAAGTATCTAGAAGGTTACGCTCGCGCACTCACATCCAGGGATGCTGAAAAGTACGTGGACGGTGAAGACGAAGTAATTGACTATGAAACCATAATCAACGAAGTGGCATATCTACGAAATCGTTGGTTGGGTATTCTCAAAGGTCTGGACACCAAACAGTGGCAAATGGGCCATGTGGTTCGCCTAAGAACTGCTGGCATGGAAGATATACAGGTGTAAATACCTGCATGAAAATTGTACTTGTAACTGGCGGCTTTGATCCGCTGCACTCCGGGCACATTGCCTATTTCAAAGCTGCCCGCACACTAGGTGACATGCTGATTGTGGGACTCAACTCAGACGAATGGCTCACACGTAAAAAAGGTCGGCCATTCATGCCATGGACGGAAAGATTGTGTGTGATAAACAATCTTGCCATGGTGGACGAAGTGTACACATTTGACGATGCTGATGGCTCGGCCAAGGAGTTCATACGTCAAGTCAGAGCACACTACCCCGATGCAACCTTGGTGTTTGCCAACGGAGGCGACAGAACCCATTTGAACATTCCAGAAATGGATGTTGTTGATGACCAACTGACATTTGCGTTTGGCGTTGGCGGCGCAGACAAGAAAAACAGTTCTAGCTGGATACTTGAAGACTGGAAAAAACCCCGGACCAGTCGTGCCTGGGGCTACTATCGTGTGTTGCACGAAGTTGGCAATCATGTCAAACTCAAAGAACTCACAGTGAGTCCCAAGACATGCTTGAGCATGCAACAGCATGAAAAACGTGCAGAGTTTTGGTTTGTGGCCGAAGGTGAAGCCACGGTGTACACTGTGGACCCATACTCAACTGATCGTGATCTAATGGCCAGTCCGGCTCGTCACCAGAGCACCTGGATCAAGCTCAATGAGTGGCACCAGTTGTGCAACGAAACTGATGAGCCCTTGCGACTAATCGAAATTCAGTACGGCGACGACTGTGTTGAAGAGGACATTGAGCGTAGATGAAAGAGATCATACCAATTTTTATTGGCTATGACCCACGTGAGGCCATAGCATATCATACCTGTGTTAACAGTATTATTAGAAATGCAAGTCGTCCTGTGAGTATTGTGCCAGTGGCACTTAATCTATTTAAAGATTACAACGAAACACACACCGACGGCAGCAACCACTTTATCTACACACGTTTCCTAGTACCGTATCTGATGGGATTTACTGGTTCGGCTATTTTTATCGACGGTGACATGATTGTGCGTGGCGACATTGCTGAACTTTGGGACATGAGAAATCCTTACATGGATGTGCAAGTGGTCAAACACAACTACAAAACACGCATGCCAGTAAAGTACCTGGGTGCCAAGAACGAAGACTATCCTAGAAAAAATTGGAGCAGTGTTATTCTGTGGAATTGCAGCAACTGGCCCAACAGGCGACTCACTCCCGAGTTCATCCAAAAATCCACAGGCAGTGAGCTTCATCGTTTCTCCTGGATCGATGATTCACGCATTGGTGGACTACCAATAGAATGGAACTGGTTGCCCGATGAGTTTGGACCAAATCCCAATGCCAAGTTGTTGCACTACACCTTGGGAACACCCTGCTTTGATGAGTTTGTGGACACACCACAAAATGAAGACTGGCATCAAGAACACAAACTGACAATGCATTGTCAGCAAAGAACTCATGAGTGATCAAGATCAAGAACAAGAACTGGCTCCATTGCCAAGGTCACCATTTGACATGGTGCCCCCAGATGTGCGACAACTGTTTGAAGATATCCTCAAGTTCCGTGTGGATCCGTCGGGCGCATACTATGGAATAACCGCGGCCAAGATACAACAGTCCTGCAACTCTATTGCATTGCAAACAGTGGTGGCAATTGCGTCAGATCCGGGTGAAGTCAGATACAAGGAAAAGGGACACATGTACGATCCTATTTTACAGAGCTTTGTGCAAGGAGCTGGCGGACAAATCAGTACCTGGGAGCGAGACTCTAACTCCATGATACCATGCGTGTTGCGCGGTATTGGCAAACGAAAAGAAATGGCAGCTTGTCGTGCAGCCAATCGTGACTTCTATTATGTTGATACTGGATATTTTGGCAACGGCAAAAAGAAGATGTATCATCGTGTGACACTGAATGATGTGCAAAGGTTTGGCCCAGTCATAAGCAGGCCGCATGACAGATTGGAACGAATCGGCGTACAGTTGACAAAATTTAGACCTGGTGCCAAGATCTTGTTGGCTCCTCCCAGCCAAAAACTCCTGAACTTGTACAACATCAATCTTGAATCATGGTTGGACTCCACCATCAATGAAATCAAACAACACACTGACCGAGAAATTGTTGTGCGTCTCAAACAAGGTAGGTCCGCTAGAGTCAACGAAAACACCATGGAAATGGCTCTGGCACAAGATGTACATTGTGTTGTGACATTTTCCAGTATTGCAGCCGGCGAGGCATTGCTACTGGGCAAACCCGCAATCACACTAGGGCCCAATGCTGCCGCAGCATTGTGCAGTCAATCACTGAGTGAAATTGAAACTCCCAAGATTCCCACGCTGGATGAAGTTGCTGCATGGGCCGCACACTTGTCCTACTGTCAATTTACTGAACCAGAAATGCGGGACGGCACTGCTTGGAGAATTCTCAACGGTGGCTGATGTTGTTGTTTACGTGAGCTCGGTTGCAAACCCGCGCAAACACAATCGCAAGATTGCCTGCCTGGAGGCGTTTGCCGAAGGCGCACGGGCCCAAGGAGCATCGGTCATGGTAGAGTGGGAACACCGCTACACAGCCAGCCACCTGGCTGTGATCTTGGGCTGGGCCACCACCAACACCGGCGGCAGAAACATTGAACTGCGCAAACAAATCATTGCTGAACAACGGCGCACGGGTAGACACACCATGTGCATTGATGCCAGTTGTTTTAAGTATCTTGACAATCATGGCAGTTACCTGCGCTACAGCCTGGGCGGACCGTTCTACGACAAAGCTGAATACGCCAATCACAACAGCAGTCCTGACCATTGGCAACGGATCAGCAGTGATTTAAACATTGTCATGGCACCTCCCAAGCCGTCTGGCAATTACGTACTGCTTTGTGTGCAACGAGATGGTGGGTTCGCAATGAAGTCCTTAGATCCAACAGCCTGGATCAATCAAAAGATCACTGAAATAAGACAGCACAGCAATCTACCCATCATGATACGACCACATCCGGGAACTTATACTAGTAATGATTTTTCAGTTTTTAGAGGACGGCAGTATCGTCAGCGGCTTGATGCGCATGTGCTGGATCCCTTGGCCACAACATTAAAAGATAATCTTGTCGATGCTCATGCTGCGGTGGTGTTCAACAGCTCGGCCAGTGTGGCTGCTGTCATGGCCGGAGTGCCAGTGTTTGCAGATGACAGCAGTTGTGTGAGCTGGGCAGTGGCCAACCATGACATTGCTCAAATCAACTCGCCCAGGGTGTTTGATCGAACTCAGTGGGCGTATGATCTAGCGGCTGCACACTGGAGCGACAAGGATGCTCGCAATGGCAGCATCTATCAAAAGTTTTTGCCTTTTCTCAAAACAATAAATCACATCAAATAAATCACAACAGATCAGGATTCCCAGTCAAAGACAATTCTTTGATTCGGTTGTGATAGTCAGGGTGCAACCTTGCTATGGTGGGCACAGTTACTTGTATATCAACCACAGCATTGCCAATCTGTTGATCGGCAGGAACAAATCCATTGTGTTTGATCCAGTCAATCAGACGTTGTGCTGCATGTGGCTTGATGATGTAGCTATAGGCGCCACGAATGTAGTTGCCTGTGCCAATTTTGTCAACAAAATCTGATCCATGATTCACAGTCTTTGCTTGTGGGTTGTGATATTTGTTCACAACTATTGATTGATTGAGTTGATCA